TTAATGGATAAAATAGCCCACCACTTATACGGTAAAGCCGATTGTTCTGATAAAAAAGTTAGAATTGCTGCTGCTGGTATAGTTGGTAATATGTGGGTTGAAACATTACCTCATTTTGACCATACTAGCGTCAATGCGTTTGATAATGGTGGGAAATCTGGAGGACTTTGTCAGTGGAGAGATAACAATGGAAATAATAAAGAGAAAAATCTATCTCACCTAATATTAAAGCAACCAGATGGATATGGTCAACCTAATCAAAAATGTGTTACTGGGGGCTTAGACAAGTCTGGTTTAAAAAATTTGTTTAGTAAATCTGGCATAACAGTAGATACTCAAATACTATTCCTTAATGACACAATTAGTAAGGTAACTGACCCTAAAAATGGTGGAATGTTTTCAAAGGAAAAATTACTTTCGGATTCATCTGCAAGGGTTGCAGCAGAGCATTTTAGAGCAGCTTATGAAAGAGGAAGTGATGCAAGCAAGAGACAAGACATGGCTGAAAAATTCTTTGATTCTTATAAAAGTGGCGGTCAAACAAACGAGGCTAAAACTAGTAAAAAGAATTTTTCAGAGTTGTTCTTCAATGCTGTTCAGAAATCTCTTAATTCAACAGGCTCTTATTCTGGAAATCTAATTCCAGCATATCGTGATAATGATAAAACCTATCTCCAGATAAGGATAGAGGGTAATGATTACATAAAGTTAGCTGTTCTGTTTGATATAATACTTAATTCTCCTGAATATTACAACCACGTTGGAAGTATGAGCTGGGTTTATAAAAATTCGCCTTCAGAATATCCAGACAAACTTCTCTTAAAAGTTGGTAAAACTGTTAAAAATAACGAGAGAAGAATCTATGTACAGAACGGTGGTGGTAATGTATCAGGAAAGCTTAATGGTGACGAGTGTAACGAAAAGCTGATGCAGAGTCTTGGAAAGAAGTATGGAGCAGGCGATAAGAACGTGTTTACAACTGAGTGCCCACAGTTCAGTAATTCACCTTCATGCCTTGACAAATTCAAGCCAACTGACTGTAACACACTATTTAATGGTAGTGGCGCTGGAATTGGTACTGGTACAAGAATAACTGAAGGGGGCATGATTGCTAACTGGAACGCAAATAAAGCAGCTAACTGGCTTGTTTCACACGCTTATGAGTGTGGAAGAAGTGGAAAATACTGTGGTAAAGGAATATGTGCTCTTGCGGTTCAACAGGCTATTATTGCTGGAGGTATAAATTGTCCTGGTGGTGATGGGTATAGAAAAGCTAAAAATCTTGTTGAAACAAAAGGAGATTGGGGTGACTGGGAATATGTTGCTACTGGTTTTACAAGTACACCTCAGATAAATTTCAAGCCACAACTTGGAGATGTGATTGGTATGGTTAAAGGGGATAAAGTTAATGATTATGGTCATGTATGCTTATATTGCGGTAGTCAATATGGTTGGGTTAGTGATTATATTCAGTATGATAGACCTTATCCATATCAAAGTGATGGTTCTGGAAAATATTGGATTGCCAGATATAAAGGTGGTGGAAAGACGATATCTAATCCTAATCCAAAGAAATGCAGTCCAAGTGGCAAATGTTTAAGGGGGTGATAAAAAATTTGTTTTTTTAACTTTTTTTATATATCTTTGCAGTATGAAAACACTTGGATATATAATAACTGATAAAAAATTAAACGACATTGAGGGCTTTGTGGAGCAAGTGAAAGACATTTCAGAAGCTGATTCCACAAAGCCTATCCTTATGGTAGGTTGGTCTAAAGCAAAGGAGCATAATGGGTATACTTCTATTCTGAACAGGAGGTTAGCCCCTGGTTTATTCTGGACTTTCAAGAAGAGCGAGAGTCGTTCTGAGTTTGAGCAAGACCTGAAGAAGTTCTACAAATATATTTTCGAGAATGTAATAGAAAATATAAGATATTATTATATAGATATATTAACATTAAGATATAGTAAAATTAAAAAAATATATAATATCTTTAATTCTACAGAAAGAAAAAATATTTATATAAATAACAACCTTTTGTATACAATGTATGAGGGAAAGGTTGTTGGTGTGTCCCTTGATATTCTAGAATATTGCGGGATAAAACGTGATAAGGTCATGAACCTTCTAACCTCTAACCCAAGTAATAAAATATTCGATGGTTCAACTAAATGGTTGATTAAACTTGAGAGACACTTGGGTAATAAGAAGTATGCAATGCCATACTTCATTTCAACTTAGTAAAATAAACAATGAGTACAAATGGTGTTATAATAGGAACATTCGTAAAGAAGAATAAAATATTGTCATTTCTTGAAATGATTAAGACAAGATTTGGTATAAAATTAGATAGGGTTTTCATTTATGAGATTGACACCAATAGCCTTGAATATCTTGTAACATTTAAAACTTTTGACAAGGATAGATTTATCAAGAAGATTAATAATGCAACAGTCATGCATGTAAAAAATGGGTGTTTGTTTTCAATAAATGCGTTAAACAAACTTATTGACCAGGAAAAGAGTAATGATAAACCTAACAATGAATATGTTGTTGATTGGAATAAATACAAGAATAAACTCATAATATTAACGAATGGCGTTTTATCAGTATCAAATTTATCTAAAGTAGAAGATACTTCAGTATTTTTCAAATAATCTGATATTTATAGTAAAATATTTATATTATGGCACGTTTTATAATGAAACACATTCAAGGTAACAAACCGCAGAAAATGGTTTCTAATACCAGTGAAAATAACATTAAGGAAAATAAAAGCGTTATGACAACAGAAGAGAAAATTGCTATGGCACAGGCTGCACTTAACAATACACCTGCATCACCTGTTAAAAGAGTGAAGAAAGACAAGGGACTTATCGAGAGAACAGAGAGTTCCAAGACAATTCTCACAGAGGATAATAAAGAGCTTTTGAACGATTAATACAAAAATGACTAACATTAAGTACCTTAAAGAAAATAATCTATACGAGGCACACAAACATTTCATGCAGTTGTGCGAGACATTTGGACATGTAATGCAGGAAGAAGGAGAGGATGACCCAAATGCACAGCAAGACCCTAATGCAATGGGTGGAGCGCCTGGTGGAGACCCTAACGCAATGGGAGGGATGCCAGGTAACCCTATGTATGGGGGTGACCCAAATGCAATGGGTGGTGACCCTAATGCAGCTCCTGGAGGACAGGAAATGGGAGCAGACCCAAATGCAATGGGACAGCCAATGCCTGACGCATCAGCCCCAGTAGGACCTGATACTGGCGAAGACCCATTTGCAGACCAGAGAACTGGTGACGATGAAATGGAAGATGAAGGAGATATGCCTGATGATGCCATTGATATAGAAGGTCTTACAGATACAGAGAAGAAAATATACGTTAAGCAGAATCATCTTGGGAGAGATTTCTCAAAGGTTGATAGTAAGATTACAGACCTCATTGATAAGATTGAGGGCTTACAGTCAGCTCTTGACAGCAATAATAGTGAACTTGAAACTCTTAAGGCAGAGTTCGAGAAGAGAAATCCAACACAGACTGAGAAACTTGACATGCGTGGTGTATATGATTCTTATCCATTCAACGTAACACCTGGAGACTTCTGGGAGAAAAAGATGCAGGATAAACCAAACTATGAGATTTATACTGACAACGATAAATCAACGGAAGACCAATATGCAATAACTGCTGATGATGTCAACGACCTACCAAGCGATATAGAGAAGAGTTTCAGTATTGATGATGATGACATCCAGACGCTTGATAAACTCTTTAAACTATAATGAAAAAGATTATTATAAAGGAAGGACAGGAAGGTATCATAACTGGTCACATAGCTCTTAATGAAACACCAGGTTTTAAAGAGAAATGCGAAGAAATTGCAAGACAGTTGGATGCTTCTATCAACACCACACTAAACGGAGAGATTTGTTTGCATAATGAGCGAATGCACGTTGTTCTTGGAATTGACCCAGGTGATGGTAGTAAATTTTATGGTCCGTCCATTATGGTTAAAAGTGTAGGGTTTTCATTTCTCACAAGTGACCCTGCTGGGTATGAGGCAGCTAAAGCATCGTTTGATAAATTGATGGAAGTTGTTGGGAATTCAGAACTCCTAGCACTTTAGTAAAAAAATATCCCCAGTTGTTAAAAATATAAAAAATAACTGGGGAAAATTTTGTTTTTTTAACATTTTTTATATATCTTTGCATTAGATAATTTTAAGCACACAGTTAGGTGTGCATCAATAATATTTTTTAACAATTTTAATTAATGGAAAACAAAAAATTTAGCGCAAACATTAGCGCAGATGAAGTCGAGAGACAGTATGCCGAGGAGCATACACAACAGCCAAAAGTTAAGAAGACTCAGTTTGACACCAAGAATTATTTACAAGCGAAATTGGGTGAAAATGAGACTTCAAAAACACTTACAATCAGATTGCTCCCTATCACCCCAGATAGTGGAACAGCATTCCAAAAGGTTCATATGCACACTGTACGTGTAAATAAGGAAATTTCATCCAACGGATGGAAGTCTTTCGTGTGTCCTACAAAGAACAAGAAAGATGGAAAACTGATGGGTGATAAATGTCCATTCTGTGATATTTCTGTGAAAGCACGTGAGCTTAAGGGCAAGGCACTTGACGAGCCAACAAAGAAGAAATATGGCGACATAGAGTTCTTGAATAGGGCTAAGGATATGTGGATTGTTCGCTGCATTGAGCGTGGTCATGAGGAAGATGGTGTTAAATTCTGGATGTTCCCAGACAATAGACAAGGAAAAGGTGTACACGACCAGATTATGGGCCTTGCTGAGGTAAGAAGAGAGTCCGCAAGGGCAAAGGGTAATGATTATAGCATCTTTGACTTAAACAACGGCCTTGACCTCATAATCAAGCTTAACAAGGGTTCAGATGGTAAGACTGCAATACAAATACTTGATGGTGGTTTCCCATGCCCACTCACAGAAGATTATGAACTTGGTGAGAAATGGATTAAGGACGAGAAGAAATGGTATGAGGTTTATACTGTTAAACCATATGATTATATGGCAATTGTTGCAGAAGGTGGTGTTCCAGTATTCAGCAAGGAAGAAAAAAAGTACGTGAATAAAGTTGAAGCTGACAAAATTAAGGAGGAAGCCAACAAACAGAGAATGGAAGAAGCAATGACAGAACAGGCAAGAGATTATTCTGAGGTTGCATCCCCTGCAACCAGTGGTATAATAGATGGTACTAAGTTTGACACATCAGATGAAGAAGATGGTGACAGTCTTCCATTTTAAACTAATTTAGTAATGTTATGAAGCATAATGAGTAATAAACTTTACTTCAAATTCGGCTGTATGAATAGTGCAAAGAGTATGCTACTATTGACAACAGCCCATAATCTTGAAGAAAACGGACTTGAAATTATGGTACTCAAGCCATCTGCTGATACTAGGGATGGTGAGGGTATCATACGTTCAAGAGTCGGAATTGAAAGAAAATGTATAAGTGTTGATAACGATATTAACGTATATCGCATGGTTAAGGAGTACAGAAACTTCTTAGCTTCACAATTCATCGAACTTAAGTGGATACTCGTAGATGAGTGTCAATTCCTGACAGAACAGCAGGTAGACCAACTATCAGACGTTGTAGATTTCCTTGGTATAAGTGTTATATGCTATGGACTGAGGACTGACTTTCAATCTAAACTTTTTCCAGCGTCCAAAAGGTTGTTCGAAATAGCCGATGACCTAGAGGAGATAAAATCAACTTGTGCTTGCGGTGAAAACAAAACATCGATAAATGCAAGATTTGATGAAAATGGAAAGATTGTAACAGAAGGTGACCAAGTTGTAATCGGTGGAAATGATATGTATAAGCCACTTTGCAGGAAATGCTGGAAGAATAAAATCAGGGATAAAAAGCTAGCAGAAAATGGTGAATAGTGATATAAAGAAAGGTATGACTTTCATTTGCAATGAGACACTTGGGGAGTGGTACACAGAAGGTAATGCATACGTATCAATGGTAGATGGGACTATACGTGATAATTTAGGTTATGACTATGACGTACTGTTAGTTGACAGATATTTTAGGAAAATAAAAGATGAAAATATTATGATAGCATGAAGCAGCCAATAAAGAAAAAGGAATTTAAGAGACCAAGTATTGCTTCTTTGAAGGAGAAACTTGAGCTTAACATGAAAAATGACACTGATTATGCGAATTCAGTAGCAGATAAACCAATGGATTTCATACCATTGCCAGAAGCATTCTCAGATGCAATCAAATTGCCTGGAATACCAAAGGGATATCTTACAATTGTAACAGGTTGGTCTAACACTGGAAAATCAACAATTAAAAACTGTTTGATTGCCTCCTGTATCAATAATGGAATTATTCCAGTTATATATGAGACGGAAAACAATTTTGATTTCAAATATGCTATTGATTGTGGAATGAAAGCGACTCCAGTGTATGGTGATGTTGAGGTTGAACACATCGATTATGAGACAGGTGAGGTTACATATACAACAGAAAAACAAATCATAGACTATAGTGGAGATTTTTTCTACTTTAACAGTGCAAAACTTGCTAGTGCGTATGGCGACAACGACTATTCTACTGGTAAAAAACTGAAAACGAAGAGAAAGCAAGCAGTACTTGAGGACATTGCTTATTCTATAAACGATTTCCTTGATAGGCAGGACAGTGGAGAGATACCATATCCAATGTGTTTCATATGGGATTCAATTGGGTCTATACAATCATTCAAGTCTCTTGAGAGCAAGAGTACTAATAATATGTTTGATGCTGGCGCTATATCGCAGGCCTTCAATAATATAATAAACAATAGGATACCATCTTCAAAAAGCATGGGTTCTGAGTATACAAATACATTCTTCTGTGTTAATAAGATTTGGAACGATTCAATGAACTCGATGGGTGGAGTACCATCTATAGAATTGAAAGGTGGTAAAACATTCTTCTATGGAGCACGACTTATAATGCACCTTGGAGGTATTGGAAAGGCTGCAACTAAGAAGCTTACAGCAACAGCAAAGGGTGAAACATACAATTATGGTATTACCACAAAGATTAGGACAACAAAGAACCAACTTCCAACACCTTGGAATGTAACCTATGAGGGAGAAATGTCTTGCGTACATAGCGGGCTTGTTAATCCTAACAAACTTGATGATTACAAGAAGACCTATATGAAGGATATACTTGCAAGACTTGAGGAAAATGGTGGAAAAGATGTAACAGAGTCAGATATCCAATTTGCAGAGGAAGCAACAGATGAATAAATTGAAAACACCTTATGAGTTATTTGGTATTGAGTGTGGTAAGGGGTGGAAGCCCCTTTACCAACCGATACTTGATAAAGTTGAAGAAATAAATAAGGAAACAGATGATAAAATCTTCATAACCCAGGTTAAGGAGAAATTTGGA